AGTATGGTAGACACCACGATGACCAGGAGGGAAATACTTTTCGGGTGCGATGAATACCTTGACACCAATCTTGTCTAGTGCTGCCATCATCTCATTGAACTCAGTATACACTGGGTCCATCATTCCCATCTTTTTGTAGTATTTGCCTACATCTTTAGCATTCTTGATTTGCACAACCCCTTCGGTACATTCTCGCAGAATCATACATCCCATAGCATCCATGGTGTAATAACCTTTGATGTTGGGTTCTGCTTTTGCTGCTAAACCATGTGCTGCTCCAAAAAGAGCACCTGCAAGAATAGCATTCCAAAGAGTAGTGTTCATAGTAATAGATTGAACATGGGCGATGAGGGGATCGAACCCCCGACATACTCGGTGTAAACGAGGCACTCTACCGCTGAGTTAATCGCCCGAAGCGGATGATCGGAATCGAACCGACGACATCTAACTTGGAAGGATAGCGTTCTACCGCTGAACTACATCCGCACAAACTTGTAGAGTTGGGTGCTACCCCAAACAAGGTTGTTATCCTCATCGTATCCTTGGTCCATACTATGTAGTTTGTTTCCATAGAGATGGATTTCGGATACGACTCGGTTACCTCTATAACCCCTACATTCGTTGCCAAGCAACTTGCCGTGCCATGCTTGACCATCGAACGTAAGTATTATATCACATTCTTGGTGCGGTGTCCAGTCCAAATGATAGTTGTGCATAATAACTTCAGTGTCTGAAATATGCTCCAACTTATGCCTCTTTTTTCTATAAGGTTCGTTTGGATTTGACCTCTTATAGTTCATCGATTCAAACCCACCATCAATTACCTTCCATACAATCTCTACAGAAGCAAATGTTGTTGGGTTTGATTGTGCTTGTGCTTTATTAGACCAATGACCAATAATATAATCTTCAATCGTCATAAACTAAACATTCAGGTTCGGATGGATTTGCGTCGCAATACAATTCAAGTGGATTGGGATCGTGATGGTCTTCAGGATGTCTTTCGTGATATGCTTCCAATTCTTCCAACTCACCCTCAATGTGTCTGCGCTGTTGAGGGGAAATTGTCGGGTCTTGAAGAATGTCTTTGTCCTTTTCTATATGTTGTTCGATACTGTCCATAGTACCTCCTGTTACATTATTATTTATCTGAGCTAGCTCAAATGATCGAGTCCTTCATCAGAACCATCTCAGTGTTCATTGTAGTCGTATCTCCCTTGTGTGTCAAGCCCACAATAAGATATCTTCCACTATATCTTTTATCTATTTTAGTGCTATTGCCAGCTTTAAAGTTTCCTGGTATACTTACTTCAATTCCACACCCAACATATAAATCTAAATTGCCTGGTACAGAAATTTGCAGTCTAGTTTGTTTCAAAGACTCCATTCTCATCCATTGGTATGCCTGAAGTTCTACTAATTGCTCGTAATTTTTCTGAGGATTATTAGAAAAGTTTTTATCAAAATTCTGATTGGGAAGTATTGAGTATCTGACTCTTTTTGGATATGAAATTAAAGATTGCATTTGCTTATCCATTACTTCAATAGGATTTTTATTTTGCCCACCTTTCAGGTGAGACATTTTTTTCCAAGTGTCATTAATATTGTAACGGTGTGCATCTATTGACATATCCGTACTCAATCCCATCTTAGATTGAGAAATACTAACGGGGTCAAATCCCATACTAAATCCAGACCAAGTACCATGTCTTAGTCCCATTAGATAATTCTTTTCCTTTGGAAATACTACTTTGTCAATTCTAAATTGGTCATCTTGTCCACTGTCCGTACTCTTTGGACTATATGAATATGAATATAATCTTGCTTCACCAGTATTGGGATTAGTATCTTTATCTGGTTTTTGGTTATTGATATCATCAATCAACTTATCGATTGACTTGTAATGATATCCCAATGCATTTTCGTAAAAAGCAAATCCGTTTTGAAAAGTTCCGCTTGTTTGAGATTTGCGAATACTTCTTTGACAAATCCAGTAAATTGTATCAAAAACTCTCCAGTTAGGAGCAACAAATGTGTGTTGATTTAAAGTCTCCTCAGCAAACAGTTTCTTGCTACTTTGTAGAAATCTTTTATCTTTAGTTATTAACTGTTCAATAATTTTAGAACTTTCAGTGTCTTTGAAAAGAACTGTAGAATTGCCAAATACATTACTGGTTTCATTTTTAATAAACTCGTCAGATGCTAAACTGACCATATAAATGTCATTATTCTGATTGGTTCTTGAACGAGAGTGAATCTCATACGAACGCATATAAAAACTTCTATCAATAATAGACCCCCTGATTTGAAGTTTGAATACTTCAGAACCAGTCATAGTGCCAATTAAACCACCAGCGTCTTCGATGACTATTTGTGCTTCAATAGTAGAAGAACTGATTAATTCAAAAATTTCAAAAGATCTAACGTACTCTTTTAAATCCCATTTACCATCACTATTTTCCAAGCGAGTACCATCGCGCCAAATGCTAACACTAAGGTCAATATCACCAGCAGATTGCCTCTTAATTGTCATCTGAAGATACCTCGCAGAGGATTATTAGTAGAATTTAGGATAGAAGCAGTAGCACCACCAACAGCAGCACCAACATTGCCACCAATGGCACGACCAATACCAGAAGCAGAAATACCTCCTCCACCAGCATTACCAGTAGGAATAAATTGAGGTTGTGCTGGTGGTTGAGATTGTGCCATTACTTGTTGAATAGTTTGTTGTGCTAGTGCAATCACTTGTGCATTTGCACCATTCTGTTTGCCAACTGCATCTAAAGCGGTGCTAATCATTTCTTGGGTCTTCTGGTTCATCATCTGACGAGCCATATTTCTTTGTTGTGTTGCTTCTTGCAGTTGTGCTTTCTCTCTTCTGTCAGAAGGAGAAATTGTACTTCCTGCACCAGTACCAACAGTTGCAGCGCCATTTGCTCTATTTACATTACTTGCTCCACCTCCTCTACCTGCTGTGTTATCGCTACCACTACGACCACTACTCTGAGCACCAGATGCTCTTGACCCAACTCTATGCCTACCATAAACATCTTCACCAAACATTCCAGCAGTAGGACTAACCTTTCCTAAAATGCTATTACCGTAGTTTCCTCCAGAAGGATTAATAGTGGAATCTTCGTGGTCTGCAGGACTAACCGTGCTAATACTAGAACCAGGGATAGTCATTGTCCCACCCTTAATACCAAATTCTTTTTTCTTATCAGCAATTCTCTTACCTAGTTCAGCAATAGTAATTGCACCATCATTATTTAAATCAAGACCTTTGTTATGTGAATACCATGCTGCTGGGTGATGTCCCCAACTATCACTAAATCCACCCTTTTTAGCAACAATATAAGACTCGTCTTTTGCTGCAAATGCAGGAAGGTATACAGCAGTATATAAGTTACCTGCAGATACATGTGAGCCTCGCACAGGAACACCATGCAATGTTTTTTTCAAAAACTTCTCAACATACTTCATTTGCTCTGCACGAGTCATATTTTTGAGAGCAGAAGTAGACGTTCCTAATTCCGCAGCAGTATCTGGCATAAACTGAATCAAACCAGTAGCACCACTCTTATTCTGTGCTTTAGGGTCTAATCCAGATTCGGATGCCATCAGACCTAACAAATCTGCTGGGTGTATCTTAAGTGCTTTTGCAACTCTATTAAGTTCAGCCAGGAAATTTCCATCACCACCAACCAAATCTTTTGCTGTACCCTCCAATGTGAGTGCAATGTCGGTCATTCTAGTACCGCCACCTTCCATAGCATCAGAAGCACTCAATCCACCTGCTTCTGGAACTTCTTTAGCATTCTTATCACCCATAAACTTCTTCATCTTTTGACGAAGTTTATCTCCACCAGTACCAGGTTTATCTCCTCTCTTTAGATGTAACCAGTCCCAACGTTCACCATTTCCACCCCACATTACGGGACCATAATTATCATGCATTCTTCTACCATCTTTGTTTGACCCTGCTTCAGCGTGAGTCATAACACGTTTGATATTAACATCACTAGGTTTCCATCCCCACTTTTTAGCAATATTTGCTGCTTCGAGCATCATCGCATCAATTTGTGCTTCTTTGGGAGGATAATCAACCCAAGGTCTTCCCCCCATTGTAGCAACAGATAATCCTACGTTACCACTGTTCCTATTGTAAGTGTGTCCAGTTCTAGCAGTATATGGAAGATGTCGATAAATCTTAGAATTGCCCTGAACAGTTGCGTGGTATGGACCTGCTTTATGGTTATAACTGCCAGCAGTCCAGTGAAGGTAAATTTGCTTATTTAAGTTACCACCAGCAGCAAATCCAGGTAAATCAAATCCTTGACTCTTTGCTTCACCTATTCTCTTTTGAGTTAAGTGAGGGTTTCTTTGCGTGAAAGGAGTATCAAAAGGAACGACGAAAGCTCCCCCATTTGCTTTTCTAGCAACATATTCTTTTCCGTGTCCAATAAATGATGTACTCCTTCCTCCATCCAAAGAGACTGGGTATCCTGATTGGGGTCCATTAATCCATCCTCCATTTGCCTTTTGAGGTAATTTTTTTACAGAACCACCCTTTGCCTTTTCTTCTGCTGCTGCATTTACCTCATCTGGACCAGGCATAGCAGGGTTGTTCTCTCTCATGTCATTGAAAGATTCCACACCCTTATAAATCAAAACACCAGCGCCGACTGCCAAACCAAGAGCACCCATTCGGCGGATCATTCCAGCACGGGCATTAAAAAGGTTCTTATTGAAGAATTTTAATACTCCACCAAAATCACGAATAATGTTACCTGGGTTTGTTAACCAACGGATGCCAAGCATCATTCCACCAAGACCCGTTAGACCTTTTATAAGTCCACCAAATCTTTCTAATGGTGATGCATCATCTTTTAGTAAATCATACAATCCATCAACAATAGAAGTGACTCCCCATTTAGTAAAGTCAGCAACAAATTTTACGACTTTCCAAATAGCAGTTATAGCATCTTCGACTCTTTTTTTGTTTCTTTCGTCTGCTAACCATTCTAATACTGGAGTTATTACAACAGCTTTAAATAATCCACCAAGAATATTCAGAAGACCCTCAAGAAAACTTGGAGTCTTAATAGATGGTAATTCGAGACCACCCCCTTCTTTTTCCTTCTTTTGAGGTTTTGTATACTGTGCTGTAAATGACTTAGACTTTAATTTTTCTGCTTCTAATTGTCCAATAGCAATTGATTTCAACCCATCCATTATTTTCGCAATGGAATTGACAGTTGCACCAAGATTATTAATTGCTTTAGTACTAGAGTTAATACTCAGAGCAATTTGAGCAGAGCTATCGTTCCTAACGGCAGCAGAAGATGGTTCCTTTACTTGAACGAACTTATAAAAATTGATTTTACTAGTCTTTTGTACAGTTGCCATTATTGTGTACGTTGCGTTAAGTTAGAAGGTCCTGCCGAAACGACTTGAGCACCGCCACCTGTATTTATGGGAACTGCTGTTGGCATTGGGACAAGTTTCTCGATAATCACTGGAACAGGAACCAATTCCAGTGCTTGTTCCATTGCATATTTTGCAGATAAACCCTCTTTAGATAATGCTTGTGTTGCTACTCCCGCTGCAGTTCTAGTAACACCAAGATATTTAGGATCAACTCCAAGTTCTCCTGCAAGTTGAGACATACCATCCATGTAGTTGCCACCCATAAATCCCGTGACTGCTTTATAGAGACCACCAAGATTAAATTGATTGGCAAGGGTTCCTGCAATAGAACCAATTAAGTCAGACGCACCACCAGGACCAGTTCCTAATGCAAATCCAACACCCTGATTAACAATACTACCTAATGTCCCACCTAAACCAGGAATCATTCCTAAACCTGCACTAATAGCTCCACCAATATTGCCATTTATCAAACTCATACCAACTTGTCCAAGAGGGCTGCTGAGGGCGGCACCAATTCCACCCATAATTCCAGACATTCCAGGAATCATTCCAATACCAGAAGCAAGAGCTCCCAATGGATTACCAGCAGCAAGACCAGAGACCGCCCCAATCGTCGCCATGATGGGTGCAGCACCAGGAATGAACGATGCAGCAGTTTGAACAACAGGGTTGCTGACGACGCTGCTAACCGCCTTTCCGACGCCGCTAACAACATTACCGATACCTTTAGCAACACCACTAAAGAATCCACCAATACCCATCTCGGGTACTGCAGGAGGAATTGTTAATGGACCACCTCTGGCACTTGAGTCCACCATTTCCCATTCGGAAATTACACCATCACCATCAATATCGGTATATCCAGTTTCAACACTATCATGACCCTTTTCTTGTTCAGCAACTTTTTTTGCTAACTCCGCCTGTTCTTTCTTTTCTTTTTCCTTTCTTTTCTTTTCCTGTTCTTTAGTTTCATTCATAGGAATGTCCGTAAAGAACGCCCTATGAAACTTTTTGAACTTGTCAACTACATTAATTGGATTAATCAACCAGAAAATATCTGGTACTTTCTGACCAAAAACGTTTACCTTTGGTATACCATCAAAATATCTTCCAAGACCTCTTCCTACCCAATCGACAACTATCTTACCAGTCTCAAAGACTTTCATCATATCGTCTTTGAGTTTCTTGCCTACGGCATTAATTCCTCCACCCATGAAGAGGGTGTATAAAAGGTCGCCAACGTATGTACCAAGAATTTCACCAAGCATCGTACCCAAAATTGGGATGGGTATGAAACTTCCTAAAAATCCACCAACAGCAGCACCAAAGGTTTTGAATAATACTTGACCAATAGGTTCACCCGCTAAAATAGAACCAATACCAACCATCAAAGGTCCGATAATGGGAATTCTACCGAATATACCTTTTATGCCTTGAAGACCTGCCTTACCAAATAATTTAAGACCAAATCTATTTCCAACTCTACCAATACCACGACTGAGTACATTTCCAGATCTTGCTGAACCAGCAGACAAAGAAGATGCAGCAGGGCGAGATGCAATTTGCCCTCTTTGCAAAGCACGATTAACCGCTGCTTGTGCTTGGGATGGAGTCCTGCCGTTATTTAATGCATTCTCATAAATCCGTCTTGCAGCAGGACCATGTTGTCTTTGTACTGCACGAATTCTAGCATTAGTTGCGCGAGCGTTTGCACTAGGTCTACTAGAAGGTTGAGTACTTCCTGGTTTTGTTGGCGGTTTTCTTCCTGGTTTATCACCACCAGGAACGTTTTGATTCATCAACTCAAATAATGATAAAATATCTCCAATCAAGGAGAATGGATTCATAAGGTATTTCAACCCTATGATTCCCGTCATTAATTTACCAAGACCACCTAGTCTTTCACCAAAAGTTTTATCTTCACCAAATAAATCGGTAAATCCATCAAGAACATTGCCAACTAAAGTCTTGCCAATGTCATAAAGTTTTCTAATTACAAAGTCTGCTCTTTCAACAAATGTTTGTAGTTCTTTCTTATTTTTTGGATCTGCTGCCCATGCCAGCATTTCTTTGACGGCTACAAAACCTGCAACTGATAATAAAAAACTACCAATTGGTCCTAGGAAGTTATCAACCCAACTTAAAGACTTCTTTGCTGTCTTCTTAATTGAATTGCCAAATTCGCCTGGTTTTGATTCTTTTTTTGATGCTTTCTGGGTTTCTTGCGCTGCTTCTGCTTGAGCATCTCGCAGCAATCTTGCTCTACGTTTTTCTCCAAGAGTAGTTGCTTTTATAGCAGCAGCATTAAGCGTCCCTACTTTTTGTATATCTAAAACTATTTTACCTACGGACTCAACACTAGCACCAAGTCTGTTGATTGCTAGTGTTTGAGTTTTAGCTGCAGCAACTGCCAGGTTACCATTGACGGAACCAGGATTGACAAACTTATATACTTGTAGTTTAGCCATTCGTTGCTTGCTGCTCCTTCATTCTTCGTTCTTCTTCCTTTAGGAACTGAACTAATAAGTTCACATAAATTTCTTTCTCCCAAGGCATCAGATTATCGATATGTTCGATATTCCATTTATGATGATGCATTAGTGCGAAATTTCCTTCATAGTAAGAACGGAGATTGTTGTGAAGGAGTGCTATGCGAAAAAACTCGCAAGACCCTCAAGAACAACCTCATTTTCTACGCCTGTATTAGGATTAGTTACCTTCAGTGTATGTGATAACTTAGGCATAGATTCAAAAAACTCTTGAATCATCATGAACTGCTTGGTATTAAGTTGTTCAAAAAATTCAATGAGTTCTTGTTTAGTTGAATCGGCACAATCATAAACTTGCTCAGTATCAGCAATTGTTTTTACACAACTTGCTGCAAGTTCAAAAACTTGGTCAATTTGAGTTTCATCTTCACCAAAGTTCATTTTTACAAACATATCTAAACTTGGATATCCCATTGTGACAACAATATCATCCGAGATTTTGATAGAGGGTTTATGTCCTCTGGTTTTCTTTACAGTAATTTCATCCAAAGGAATAGATACCGATACCTCAGTCTCACCATCGTCAGGACAGGTGACGGTCACATCAACATTCTCGCCAACAGATTTTGTACGAATTTGCAGGAACACGTATTCAATATCGAATGTAGACAATTTTTCTACATCTTTAATATCTGTGCAATCACCAATGATAGTTTTGATTGCATTAATAATGTCTTCCTGTTCACCTGTTTCTGTTGCAATGAGAAGAAGTTTTTCTTCTTTTACGAGAAATGGTCTGAAATTCACACTCCTACCATCAGAGGGTAGTTTCAGTTTGTACTTAGGTACATTAATCTTAGGTAATGCCATAGATATTCAACTCAGTAATTTTATTTATCACTGCTGTGCAGATGAAATTATAGTGCCTCTTTGATTCATACCAATGTCATGTCCAAGAGGTCTAGATGTAGTTGCAGTTGCTGCTTTGTTTGGTGCAGTGGTCTGCTGTACAGTAGATTGTCTTGGAGTTTCTTGACTTGTATTATTATCTCTTGTATAAATTTCCGTTTGTGGGAATGTAATCTGGTCGATAATTCCAGGATCGTCAAAAGAACTCTGGGGATAGAATCTATACCTTTCATAATAGAACTGAACGTTCAACTCCATAAGTCTTGATTGAGAGTTATCTAATTGAACAGAACCAATATTGAACGGAAAAGCATTTTGAATGTGCCAACATGCAGTTAGTTCATTTTTTCTCGCATTAAGAGCATTTGCACCAGCTTCCCTAATTGTTCTCAGCATTTTAGGGTCATTAACTGCTTGTTCTCCTCCACCTCTTTCCCATTTATAGATGTATATGTTAGGGCAACAGTAATCTCTATAAAATGCAGTGTATTGATTAGCATCACTTGCCATTACTTGTGTCCATTTCTCAAAAAAGTTCCTTGTCAGTTGAGAACGTGGCATAGTAAAAGTAATTGAAATCTGGCTAAAAGAAGTTCCAGTTGCAAATTTATATCCAGAACCAACATTAGTAAGTTGACCAGTAGTTATCTGCTTACTTGGCAGGTTAACAGTTTTTGCGTAATAATCTAACAATAAGGACAAATCACCAGTTTCGGCAGTAAACAGTTGAGTTCTACTAGCCGCTCTCAATGCAGGAGGAGAAGCAAAATGCACCGAAAACAGGTTAGTTGTACTAGGATGATTCTCATTTTCTTTAAAAAATCCTATAAACTCCTGCAGAGAGTTATATCTTGCTCTTTCTCTTTTAGATTCTAATGACATTAGACCTTAAGTTCCTTTTCTGTGATTAACATAAACTCCCAACCATTATCAAGACAAAACTCAGTTGCTGCTTTCCACTTTGCTTGATTGACAGCGTATGTCACAACTTCATTAATATAACGTTTTGTGTTTCTTTTTTGTGTTTTGGGTTCTTTAGTTTGTTTGTATGGTTTGACTTCAACTAGATATCTTTTGTTTCCAATTTTTACATAAAAATCAGGAAAGTATCTATGTCTTTTACCATCAACAGGAGAAACATATGGAATGATAATCTCCTCACTACCCCACTCTACAACAGAAGGGGTAATGTCACACCATTTCATGAATTTGTATTCCCAAGATGACCTATAAATAACGTTATTAGGGTCTCCCTTATACTTCCTTGGAAAGGAAGGACGGTACTTGCCTTGATATCTCATAAATACATAAAGGTCACATAGTATTTAGGTGTTAAATTGGCAATTCTACGTTACCCCCTAGAACCTCCAGTACCAGGAAATAAATCAGACAATGCTCTGTTAGGGGAAACTGGTGCAATTGACTATGTTTGTTTCCAGAGACAGAGAATTGCATATAGTGACAAATCAGGAACTAAGTATTATGGAAGATCTTTTCCAGATACTAACAGAATTGAATTAAACCGCGATGATAATCGTGTTTATATTGCAATGCCAAAATCATTATCAACAACATATCAACCTCAATACAGACAGGTTGATGTAGGTGCTCTCGGTATTGCTACGCTTTCTGCTATGGGTGGTGATATGACTACCAAGGCTATCACTGAAGCAGTTCAGGGTGCTGCAGCTGCAGGTTTACCAGAATTTGCTACTGGTGCATTAGCAACAGCAATTAGCGGATTTAACCAGTTAGGTGGTCTGCAAGGCAATCTTGATGCCAGCTCTATTCAGGCATTGACTAGAGGAAGAGTGTTCAACCCATTCAAAGAACAAGTGTTCAACTCGATGGCATTTAGAACACACACATTTTCATTCAAACTATTTTCTCGTAGTATGGATGAAGCGAAAGAAATTAGACAAATTATTGACTATTTCAAAGTAGGTTCCACACCAAGAGTTACTGGAACAGACAACTTTAACTTTGAAACGGACAAAGAAGGTGCAAAACCGATTAGTGATATCTACTCTAACTCTGATGCAAAGTTAGCAGCACAAAATAGATACTTTGAAGTTCCAGATTCTTTTGAAATCAAATTCATTCGCGTCAATCCAAATGGAACAGCAGAAGAAAGTACAGATTCATTCTTACACTTTAAAATACATCCCTCAGTTTGCACCCAGATTAATGTAAATTATACTCCAGATGGTCAGTATACATCATTTAAACAACTTTCCAGTCAAGGAGGTTCATCTGACTTAATGGTTCACGTTCCTGCAATCGAACTTTCATTACAGTTTTCCGAGACAAAACTTATTACACAAGAAGACGCACTAAGAGGATTCTAATGGGATACTTTTCAAATCTACCGAATATTTACGTAGGAGAAGGTGTATCAGATGATGAAACCTTCAAGTATCGTCTTGTAAAGAATATTTTTAGACGAGTTAAGGCAAGAGATGATTTAAACAGATATACAACCTTATTTGAATCTTACTCAATTAGACCTGACGAATCTCCTTCAAGTCTAGCATATAGAGTATATGGAGACCCAGAATTAGACTGGTGTATTCTTTTAGTTAATAATATTATTGATGTTTATGACGAATGGCCAAAATCTGAAGACGAATTACAAACTTACATCAATACAGTATATGCTGACCCAGATGCTGTACACCATTACGAAACTCAAGAAGTTTTATACAATGGCATAGTTCTCTACAAAGAGGGTATTGAAGTAACTGAAGATTTCCGTGTTGTTATGCCAGATGGTGTAACACTATCTAAAGAATCATCAGTTTATCCCGTTTCTAACTATGAGCATGAAACATTCTTGAACGAGCAAAAAAGGATTATCGTCTTACCAAAGACAGCGATGATTGATTTAATGGTATCAGAATTTCCAGACCTTGTTGCATATGAAACTAATGTTGAATTGGATTCTTTAGGTAATAAGAAAACTCCTATCGATCTATCTTCTAAGTTTATTAGTAATACTGGAGGATATTCTACTGGTAGTGCATCGCGTACAAGTGATATTGGACCAGTAACTTCCTTTGACTATGGTCCAACAAATAGTGCAACCACCACAACAGCAGGAGTAGTTACAAGCACTTCCACTACAACTACTAGTTCTTCAAGTTCTAGCAGCAGTTCGAGTTCTTCAGGTAGTTCTGGTTCTTCTGGCGGGTCTGGATACTAAAAAACCCTAGAAACCCAAAAATTGGCGGGAAAATTTTTCCGCCATTCTGGGAATCAAGGGTCGATTTAGGTTGGGGGGGGGTCACCCTCCATCAATCTGGCATCCAACCATGGCACCGCCTACGATACCAAGAGGGATTGCCCAGTAACGCCCATCACCTCGGGAAGCAGCAGCACCAAGACCACCGCCAGCAATTCCTCCAAGAATAGAACCTTCAATGCAGGAATTACTGTCTTCTTGATGCGGTTTTTGCGGAGCATCATCACGACGGTAGACATGGTTGTTACAGGGAACTGCAACTCGCTCTCGGAAAGTCTTTACATATCCAGGAGATTGTGACGTGCCAGGAACATACTCTTCACGATATTCATTCCGATAACACTTTTCCTCACGAGCATAACCTCCTTGGGATTGATATGCTTGGCGATTACTGCGGTCACCAATGCTCTCTGCACTAACAGGCATTGCAATCAGCAACACCGAAGCAGCGAGCAACTTCGCTTTGAGAGCTGCTCTACGCTTCTTTGCTTGGCGCAGTGCTTGAGGTTTCAAGGTACGCTTTGCTTCTTTTTTAGAATGGTGTTGCCAGTTTGGTAGTTTCATCTTCCGAATTTGCGATCCATCCGTAGTTTAACATAATACATACCGATGACCCAGAGGGAGAACAGTGCTCCCTCAGCATATGTCATGGTGTTCCAAGCATGAACTGCTTCACCCATCAGTCTTCCTCAGCAAGGCGAGCAAAGTAGGACATGGTATCCTCTTCATCCTCTACAGGAGAAGAAGCGACTGCTTTCTCTCGGAAGTCGGAAACTTCTTTGCCCCAGGACTCGGAAGGCATGGGTTTCGCAAACACTTCCTCTTCCTCTTCGTTAACGACAGGGGCAGAACCAGTCTTACCAAGCACCAGGTTCAGGCGTGCTTGCAGTTGCTCATAGGACTTGAAGTTCTTGGCATCTTCAAACTCTGCGAGAGAGTATGATTGATTCCAGATTGCTTCGAGTTTGTCATCATCAAACCCACCCAGAGTTCCAGGTGCAGCGAACTCAGACTTGTCGTAGTTCCAATAACCTTCGACCTTGCGAATCTTCAGTTTGAAGTCAGCACCCTTCCAGAAGTTGAAGGGGTCGATAGGAGTCTCGTCTGCAAATGCAGGTTGCATTGCTTCGGTCAGTTTGTCAAAGATTTTCTTGCCAAACTTGTACAGGAAGACGCGACCTTCGTTCTCAGGATGTGCAGGGTCTTGCACAACGTAGATGTTAGCGTAGTAGGACAGTTTGCGCTTCTGAGCACGAGCAATCTCCTTGTCAGAATCACGACCACTGTTCCACAGTTCGCGGTTCAGTTCGCCCACAGGGTCATCCTTACCGAGAGTAGTCAGAGAGTTCTCGATGTACCATTGTCCACCAGGACCCTTGAAGGCATGACTCCAGACCTTTGCCCAAGGCATTTCCTCCCCATCGGGAGCAGGCAGGAATCGAATAACAGCATAACCATTGCCAGACTTGTCCATTTCAGGTTTCCAGAAACGTTCGTCGGCAGAAGAACCAGCAGCAGG